ATGGCGAAAATACAAAGGCATAAACCCGCATAAACGTCATATCCATATCAGTTTTACAACACTAGGTGATCTAAATGGCACAGCGTTTGACATACCACTAATAGGGGGCAAGCTATGAAGATAAGTAAGAAACAACAGGCCGTACTTAAATCATACGCACGTGGCGTATTGGTTTCATTCTTAACATTCTTAGCAAGTAATGAACTGGGATTAGATCCAGTTGTAGCTGTAGTTATTTCAGCCTTGGCCGGTCCAGCGGTTAGAGCGTTAGATAGATCCGATTCTGCTTATGGCATCGGTGCAGATGAAGCATGACACTTACAGAGTGGGCTGGCTTTGGCGCTGGCGTTATGGCCGTGCTATCAGGCGGGCTAATAGGATTACGTTTTTTAGTTAGAGGCTGGCTTAACGAGTTGCGACCTAATGGTGGCGCTAGCATGAAGGATCAATTAACACGATTAGAGAAGCGTGTCGATGATCTCTTTATTTTAATTAGTAAGTCATAATTTTAATATGGCTAGCACTCGTAAACGAAAGAAGATTAACAGGCGTGTGGTACGTAAATCACCCGACCCTTTATCTAAACTAGAAGTGTTTTATATTGCTAAGCATGAGATGTTCAAAGCTGCACGTAAGGCTGGATTTTCAGAATCTGTATGCCTGTATTTAATGGATAGTCCATCATCAATGCCAGACTGGGTAGTAGGCGACAATGGCATTATCCCAACTATCCCTACTCCAGATGAGGATGAAGATTAAGCGCATAGCGTTTATCAGTGATCTCCAAGTACCCTTCTTTGATGAGAAGGCAACAAAATCTGTAGGCCGTTTTTTAAGCAAGTGGAATCCGCATCGCACTATTTGTATTGGAGATGAAATTGATCTCCCACAGCTTGGCGGTTTTAATGCTGGCACTATTGATGAGATGGTCGGTAACATAAATGATGATCGGCAACTTACACAAGAAGTACTAACCTATCTAGGCGTTACAGATGTGGTTGGTAGCAATCACGGCATTAGACTTTATCGATCAATCAAGAAGCGTTTGCCTAGCTTCTTAAATCTGCCAGAAATGCAATACGAGCGATTCATGGGCTATGACAAATTACAAATTAAATTTAGTCCTTACGGCATAGACTGGGCGCCTGGCTGGATAGCCGTGCATGGCGATACTTTCCCGCTTAGTCAAATTCCAGGACAAACGGCCTTAAATGGGGCTAGAAGGCATGGAAAGAGCGTGGTATGTGGGCACACCCATAGACTAGGCCAGTCGGCCTTCACAGAGGCATCTAGAGGCAAATTAGGGCGTACTGTATGGGGAGTAGAAGTCGGCATGTTGGTCGATCTTAGCTCTACAGGCATGGCGTACACTAGAGGGTATGCAAACTGGCAAACAGGCTTTGCAGTTGCCTATGTACATGAGCGTAAAGTCCAGGTGGTTACTATCCCTATCCAGCCTGATGGCAGTTTTATATTTGAGGGCAAACTTTACAAATAAATCGTTACCAAAACGTTATCTAAGTCTGGCCCTAAATAATCCACAGAGTCGTACACAGGTGCAACACTATGCCTGTACCGCAAAGTTTGCGGACAGTTAGGGCTATATGGTTACAGTAGATATATTTTATGCAGTGTGTTATGGGATGCTTGGTTTATTAGGCATTAGCTGGTACATACACGTTAATAAAGAAAATGCAGAAGCACGTTATTACTACTTAGGTCGCCGTGATGGTTGGAATATGCATCGGCGTATGATCGAGAACAAAGTTAAAACCGATGAGGTGTTTGACTATGACAAGAACTGAGCAACTATTTGCAGACGTCATTGACACCTTGCATAGTAGGGGCGCTGATTATGGCCACCCGATCGGAAACCATAAACGAATTGCCGAACTCTGGTCAGCTTACCTTGGCTATCCAATTCAACCAAATGAAGTTGCAATATGTATGTGCTTGGTCAAAATCAGCAGACAAGCTGAAGATCCAAGAGTCAATGACAATTACACCGATGCGCTTGGATACATCGCTATTGCTAAAACAGTAACTGAAGCGATGCAAGATGAGGATGGAGTGTGGAAAGATGGCGTTTGATTTAAGTCAATATGAAACAGTTGATGAAAGATTACACAAGTGGTGGAAGGAGTTCCCAGATGGAAGATTGGAAACAGAGATTATTGAGGCCAGCCAGTCTCGATTCATTGTTATTTGTAAATTATACAGAACGGAAGCGGATCCGAAGCCGTACTCTACGGGGATTGCAAGTGAGACTGTTAGTGATCGTGGTGTTAATGCGAATTTTGCTCTTCCTAACTGCGAAACAAGCGCAATTGGTCGGGCGATTTCAAATGCGGGTCTCTCGCCTAAAGGAAAACGTCCAAGCAGAGAAGAGATGACCAGCGTTGCATCATATTCACCAGCAGGATCACGGGCTAGAGCTGTGGAAAATGTGCTACGTGCATCATTCGCAGAAGATAAGCCAACTGTATGGAGTGTTGGCGATGCAATAGAAGCCATGCCAGTTAATCCTAAAGCGCAAGAATGTAAGCATGGCAGCATGATTCTTAAAGAAGGTGTTTCAAAGACTGGCCGAGATTTTTATGGCTACGTGTGCAGTGCTGCAAAGCCTGAACAATGTGAAGCTAAGTGGGCTAAAAAAACAGCCGCTGGATCTTGGTTCTTTGCTAGCGATAGTGAAGGAGGTGATTAAATGGGATACGTTGAACTTAGAGATGGATCAGGATTCACTTTACGCATAGAAAACGATAAGAGAACCCTGACACAATCAACAGACCACTGTATTAGCTGTAATGACGACAGATTATTAACAGATGGTCAGTACCTGGTATGTACTCAGTGCCATTGTAGGCAATAAGGATATTACCATGATGCACCCACAATTTAAATGCAATGGTTGTAAACGCAAGACCGAGTTTCTGTGGCTCGATCAGTTGGATATGCCAGATGGATTTAAGGCGTATCAGTGTATGGATTGTGGGTGCGTAGGCGTTAAGAATATAGCCGAAGCTTTGGATGTACCTGATTCAGATATATCTAGATGTGATAAGTGTGGTAGTTGGAAGTTTATTACCGTGGTCTGCCACACTTGTCAGTTGATTGGAGCCAAATAATGCCTACTTATGAATACAGCTGTAATGAATGCGGCACTTATGGATCAGTACATAGATCCTACGATGATGACAGTGGGCCAATGTCTTGCCCTAAATGTAATTTGCAAATGTCAAGAATGTATAGCGCACCTGGTCTTATATTTAAAGGTAGCGGATGGGGTGGCCAAAGATGAGCGAATCTACAGATATAAATTGGGCGTATCAAAACAAGCTGCGTGAGCAGTGGCTGATAGATAATCCTGATTCACAGTACATAGGCTGGATGTCAATATGAAGTTATTAGACTTATTCTGTGGCGTAGGCGGAGCTAGTGCTGGCTATGCAGCGGCAGGATTTGATGTGACTGGCATAGACCTAAAACATGGAAAACGCTATCCATACACATACATTAAGGGTGATGTGTTGGAGTATCTAAAAGACTTAGATTTTCTGAGATCTTTTGATGTAATACACGCTAGCCCACCATGTCAGACACACAGTATTACTCAGCATCTTCGTAACGCACAAGGAAAGACCACAAGCAAGATTGATTTAATTCCACAAACTAGAGCAGCTTTAATTGCAAGCGGTAAGCCATACATAATTGAGAACGTGCCTGGTAGTCCGCTGATTCAGCCAGTGCAGTTGTGTGGTTCATCATTTAATTTAAAGGTACGCAGGCACAGATTATTTGAAAGTAACATGCCATTAGAAGGCAGTATCTGTAATCATAAAAGGCAAGGCAGGCCGATAGGTGTATATGGATCACTAAATGATGAAATACCTAAAGGTGGTAAGACAGCTACTAATATAACTGAAGCTCGCAACGCTATGGCTATAGAATGGGGTATATGGACTGAACTAGTAGAGGCTATCCCACCAGCTTATACTTGGCATCTGGGGGCACAAATTGTTAGCAGGTTATGATGAGACTTGGATTGACACTGATGATTTACGCATAGTGTGTTGCAGATCACATCTCACATAGTGAGACGATTATTTAAATTAAGCGTAAGGAGATTTGCATGGATAATGTAGGCTCTAGTGTAGCAGTGGCTCACAAAGCCACAAGGCGAGCCCGACAGGGAATGCTCGCAAGGTGCTGGCTAGTTGGGATCGCTCTATTCATAGTTAATCTTTGCTTTGTAAAGACTGATTCCGTTGCGAATGACAAAACAAATCATTACAGACAATGGGCATTCATACAGCTGAATAACTTAGATGAGTTTTATTGTTTAGATTACTTGTACTACAGAGAATCCAGGTGGAATCCTAATGCACGTAATGGTTCACACTATGGCATACCACAAGGTAGATCTAAATGGTTGGCTACTGTTGATGGTTATAAGCAAGTAGAGTGGGGTATTAAATACAATAACAATAGATATGGATCTATGTGTAAAGCATTAGAGCATTACAAGCTTAAAGGATGGCATTGAGCGATAGAGCGATAGGTAGTGGTAAATGGAAGAAGCTACGCATTACCATATTAGATCGTGATGGCTGGCAGTGTGCATCGTGTGGCAGGCCAGCGCACACAGTAGATCACATTATTCCACGTGTTAAGGGTGGTGATATGTGGAGCCCAGATAATTTACAATCTATGTGCAAATCATGTAACAGCGCTAAAGGTGGCCGTTTTTTTAGCCACAGGGCGAC